ATGCTTGACATTTTGAGAAAATGCGCCCATGGGATTATTTGACCGCAAACGCACGATTGAAGCTGTTGCGCCTATGCGCGGTGCTGACATAGCTGCATCGATTGGCCCGGCTCCAACGCTAGATGCGTTTTATCCATTTGGTGGAGCTGATTATCTTGCAAGCCGTGAAGAAGCAATGAGTGTGCCAGCAATTGCTCGCGCACGAAATATGATTTGCAATTCAATTGCCACAATTCCAATGATTACACGCGACAAAACAACCGGGCAGGTTATTGATCAACCCGTTGTGATTAACGATCCAGATAAGCGCGTGCCGGGAGCTGCATCATGGTGCTGGGCGGCCGAAGATTTACTTTTTACGGGGTTCAGTTATTTCCAGATTATGTCTGAATTTGCTGACACCGGCAGAGTGCGTGAGATGTGGCGTGTTGCTCCTAATCGCGTTGGTGTTTTCTTAAATGACAAAGGCACGCAAATTGAGTATTACACAGTCGATGGAATGCAGGTGCCATACACAGGCCTTGGATCACTGGTTGTGTTTTACGGCAATGATGAAGGATTGTTGAATCGAGCTGGTCGCACAATTCGCGCGGGTGCAGAGCTTGAGAGAGCTGCTGCAATGTATGCACGCGAGCCGGTGCCATCAATGGTTTTAAAATCTAATGGCACAGCATTGCCAGCTGACCGCATTGCAAAATTGCTTGATGCATGGGGCGCAGCTCGCAGAAATCGTGGCACAGCTTTTCTCAATGCTGACATCACAATGGAAACTGTTGGCTTTACACCGGAGCAAATTGGCCTCAATGCTGCACGCGAAATCATCGCCACAGAATTAGCTAGAGCCGTTGGCATTCCGGCTTACTTTATTGATGCGCCGACTGGATCATCCATGACCTATGCAAACGCCAGCACGGCGCGTCAAACTCTTTTAGATTTTTCGCTGCTCCCATTGATGAACAGCATATCCTCAAGACTTTCAATGTCAGATTTTACGCCATCATCACAACGCGTTGAATTTGATTTGAAGGCATACTTACGCGGCTCAGAAAAAGAGCGTGCAGAGATTTACAAGATTTTGTTCGACATCGGAGCAATTACTACCGATGAAATTAGACAAATGGAGGATATGATCTCATGAAGCTAACAACACCGATGGAAATCACAGCAGCTGATTCGGATACAAGAACAATCACTGGCCGCATAGTTGCATTTAACGAGCAAGCAAATGCGAGCACAGGCAAAGTCACTTTTGCCCGTGGATCAATTGTGCCTCAAGATGTTTTTTTAAACCTTGAGCATGACAATACACGCAGAATTGGAAAGAGCATTGCCATGAGCGTCAATGACAAAGAAATGACAGCAACTTTTAAAATTGCCAACACAACAGCTGGCACGGATGCATTGGTTGAAGCCATGGATGGATTGCGCGATGGTTTCAGCATTGAACTGGCCGTTGATAATTATGAAATGCAAAAAGATGGCACTATGAAAGTTTTGAATGGCCAGCTCAAAGGCGTGGCACTTGTTACCGAACCAGCCGTGCGATCTGCACGCGTTTCAGAGGTAGCAGCATCAGAAGATTCTGAAACTGAAACAGTTACAGAGACAACAAACCCAAATGAAGGAGACAAAGTGGATAACACTACCGAAAACACCGCTCCTGCCGCTGAACCGGTAGAGGCTCCAGCTGAAGCTGTACAGGCATCACGACCTGCCTATTACACAGCTCCACGATCACCAATTGTGTCAAAGGTTACATACCTTGAGCACTATCTAAAGGCAACAATTCTTCATGATGAGGATTCACGCCAATATGTCAAGGCAGCAGATAACACAACAAGCACAGCACCCGGAATGGTGCCAACACCTCAAAGCACACAGGTAATCAACGCATTGGCCAACGCTGATCGCGGAATGATTGATGCGCTTAGCCGTGAAACACTTGTTGGCGAAGGCATGACTTTTGAAATCCCAAAGGTCACAGCTGTTCCAACTGTTGCTAACATTGCAGAAAATGCAGCTGTTACAGAATCATCACTATCAGCAACATTTTTGAGCGTACCTGTTCAAAGCTTCAAAGGTCGCGCAATTTCAACAGTTGAACTCATTGATCGCAGCCGTCCAGAATATCTAACAGCTCTTTTGCAAAATCTAGAATTTGCTTATGCAAAAGTGACTGATGAATTTGCCGTTGGCACAATTGCTGGTGCAGGTCAGCAAACAGGTGTTAATGCAAACACAGCCACAGGTTTCTTGGCTTACACATCTCAAGCTGCTGGTGCTGTTTATTCATCATCACTTGGATTTGCTCGTAACATCGTTGTTTCTCCTGGACAATGGACAAACATCATGGGTTACAACGACAATGGCGCACCGCTATACAACGCAGCGCAACCATCAAATGCAGCCGGTAATGTGAGAGGCGATTCATTGCGCGGTGTAGTTTCACCGGGTCTTAATCTTTTTGTTTCTCGCTCAATTGGCAACGCTGGGCCAACAACATCAACCGGAGATTTTTCAATGGTCGTTGTTAATCCAGATGCTTGGACATGGTATGAGTCACCACGCTTTACATTGCGCACAGCAATCCAGAGCGATGGAACCATTGACATCCTTTACTACGGCTATGCAGCAATTGCTCCAAAGATTCCATTTGGCGCATGCTGGAACCAGACCTGAGCCGACTAACAAATCACTATCGGTAGCGGTCGCTCCCGAACGCTACTGACACGAAAGGAACCGAGATGCCAGCAATAGTCACAGCCTCACAGCTACGATCCATTCTTGGTGTCTCGGTTTCTTTATATTCTGACGCACAGCTTGATTCATTTATTGATTCAGCCGAGCAAACGATTTTGCCTTTACTTACGCAATACCAATCATCGGTGACATTCGCCAATGTGGATAATGCCGTCATTTATTTCACAACTATCCGGCCAAATTATTTTGTGCCGGGGCAATCTGTCATTGTTACCGGGGCCGGAACCTACAATGGCACTTACACAGTCACCGATGATCGTATTGAGCCTTACACATTTACGGCAGCAACAGGAGCAGCTGACCGAACTTATCCATTGCCATTTATTCCAAGCGCATTGGCCACATTGAGCGGATCATCAGCTGCACAGCTGTACGCAAGCACGCCGCCGATTGAAAACGCAATTTTGGTTGTTTCGGTTGAGATTTTCCAGAGCATTACAGCTCCCGGCAATCAAATCATGGCAGACAATTTTCAGCCATCACCATTTGTGCTCGGTCGCAGCTTGACCAATAGAGTTATTGGATTGCTTGGGCCTTTTATTGATGTTGAAACGATGTGCCAATGACCATCGAAACTGATATTCGCACACCATTGCAGACTGCACTTTCAACAATTGCAGCCAATGTGTATAACGGCATTCCAGAGGCAATGACTAGCCCGAGCATTTGTTTGATTCCGGATGCACCTTATCTTGAGAGCGTTTTAATTAATGGATCAACCACAAAAGTCAAAGTTAATTTAACTGTCACAGGTATTGTTGCTTATTTGAACAATGCAGCAGCTTTGGACAATCTTGAACAACTAATGATTGACATCATTAGCACAATGCCAAATGGCTATGTCGTGGGCAATGTCAATCAACCACAACCATTGGAAGTCGGTGCAGGTAAATACCTTACAGCCGATTTACAAGTCAGCACCTATTACACCAACTAAGGAGAAATCATGCCAACAACAATCATCACCGGCAGAGACATAACATTCACCATTGATGGTGATGATTTTGATGCTCAGGCCACATCAGCAACATTAACTGTTGATTCAACAATCAACACATATCAAACACTCGATGGCAAAGCTTATTACACAACAGACACTCAAGGATCATTTGCTGTCGAAATGCTTGCAGACTGGGGAGCAGCATCATCTTTATGTGAGGCACTTTGGACAGCAGCAACAAGCGCACCACAGACCGGATTAGCCGTTGTTTTAGTAGCTGATACAGGTGCATCATTTGCATTTGATGTGCAACCAATTTTGCCATCAGCTGGTGGAACTGCACCAGATGCACAAACTGTTTCTCTTGCATTTACATGTGTGACCACACCAGTGGCAACATTTAGCTAAGAAAAGGACACGGGAGCATGAAATTACCAATCACAATTGAATACACGGATGGCAATGCTGAAACATACATTGCACATCCAGCAGAATGGGCAAAATGGGAAAACAAGACTGGCAACACGATTGGACAAGCTCAAGACAAAATGGGCGTGTCTGATCTGTTGTTTCTTGCATATCACGCAATGAAAAGAGAAATGGCAGGCAAGCCAGCTAAGCCATTTGAAGTTTGGTGCGAGACTGTCGCTGACATTATTGTCGGTGATGCAAACCCAAAAGTTATGAGTCCGGAAGCATAAATAGGATTCTTTGGGAGGTAGCCATTGCAAGTGGCCAACCTCTTAGCGAATTTAAAACAGCTGAGGATTTATTGACGGCGATAGAGATATTGGAGAAGCGAAATGGCTGAGGATGCGGTGGCTTTTGACAAAGCTGAATTACGATCAATCATCTACGCCTTTAAAGGCATGGATGATGAAGCTGTCACAAAAGCAAAAACTGTTTCCAATGGCCTTGCTACTTATCTTCAAGGCAAAATCATTTCTAAGTCTCAAGGTAGAGACGCAGCATCACGCCGGATTGCTGAAGGCTCACGGGTAAGCAAATCATCCAAGGTTGGCGAGATGTCATTTGGTTTTGCCTCACAGAAATTCTCTGGCGGTGGCACAACTCAGCAGCTTTGGGGCGGCTATGAATTTGGATCAAACAAATACAGGCAATTTCCAATTTGGTCTGGCCGTGAAGGCCGCGGCTCAAAAGGTTGGTTTATTTATCCAACACTTAAGGCAGAACAGCCTCAAATTGTTACCCAATGGGCAGAAGCCTTTTTACAGATTGTAAAGGTGTGGTAAATGGCCGCTCAAGGATCAAGAACGCTCAAGCTGTCGTTGCTGGCAGATGTTGCTGAATTTACAAAAGGCATTAAGACAGCTGGCAAAGACACCGAATCCATTGGCGACCAATTTACAGCATTTGGCAAAAAGGCGGCTTTGGCATTTGCAGCTGCCGGAGCTGCAATTGGCGCATTTGCTGTGGAATCAATCAAAAATGCCGCAGCTGATGAAAAGGCACAACGCCTATTGGCATTGACCATTGAAAACACAACAAATGCCACAGCTGCTCAAATTGCAGGCGTTGAAAAATACATCTCAACAACCTCAATTGCAATTGGTGTTACCGATGATGAATTGCGACCAGCATTTGCCAGATTGACCAGATCAACAAAAGATGTTGAGGATGCTCAAAAATTATTGAATTTGGCTTTAGATATTTCATCAGCTACGGGCAAACCATTGGAAGCGGTGGCAAATGCGTTAGGCAAAGCCTATGACGGGAACCTTGCCTCATTAGGACGCTTAGGCTTAGGCATAGATCAATCAATTATTAAATCGAAGGATTTTGATTTAGTTTTTAATACATTGACAGAAACTTTTGGCGGTTTTGCAGATAATGAAGCGCAGAGTGCCGAAAAAGCTTTTGCCCGCATAAAAATTGCCACCGATGAAGTGCAAGAACAAATTGGCGCGGCCTTGCTTCCAGTAATTCAAGAATTGACTTCGTTTATCCTCAGCGATGTTGTGCCTGTTGTTCAAAGTTTTGTGGATGGTCTAACTGGCCAAGATGGCCTTAAAGATGGATTGAGCGATTCGCAGGTCACAGCCATTGAATGGGGCAAAAAAATACGAGGTCTTATTGCAACAGTAATTGAGTTTAAAGATGAATTGATTGCCGTAGCTGCTGTGATTGGCACACTTTTTGTTGTATCTAAAATTTCAGCTGCTGTTGTGGCTACGATTGCTCTTATCAATACTCTAATCAAAGCTTATAATTTACTAAAAGCATCAGCCATTGTTGCTGGTGTTGCCACGGCATTTGCGTTGAATCCATTGCTTGGTGTTGGGGCTGTCGCACTAGCTGCTGGTGTTTTAGCTGGAGCAAATGCTTTAGCAAGATCGAGTGATGTTAGTGGTGCAGAAACTTTTGCAACAACTGGCACACCCGGAGCAATCAGCGGTGGAAGTAAAGCAACGACCAGCACTACTGTTTCTGGTGGAGGTGTGAGTAGCGGTGGGGGCGTCTCAACAGCTGTCAAAACAGCAGCAACTGCAACAAAAGCAATTACAGGTGCATTTACCGATTCACAAAATGCAGCTCGGTTGGCAGCTGCTGGTGGGGGCGGTTTTACAGATTCCCAAAACGCTGCACGATTAGCCGCTCAAGGTGGAATTACCATTAATGTCAATGCTCCATCAATAATTGATGAGGAGGCATTTAGCCGGGCAACAACAAACGCCTTAAACAACTCGACATTCCGAGGCACCAACGGCGCATCCAATCTGGTGTTTTTATGACACTTTTTAATCCTGTATGGCGGGTTACTATTGGCGGCGTTCAATATCAAACAGCCATTTTGGCCAATCTAACAATTACTAGTGGGCGCACGAACATTTATGAGCAAGCAAATGCCGGTTACACTAACCTTGAGTTAATCAACCTAGATCAATCAAATGTGCTTATTGAAATTAATGATTTATTAACAATTGAATTGCAAGATTCGACAGCTACATTTGTGCCAATCTTTGGCGGGTCTGTCGTTGATGTAGGCATTGCCGTAGCTGAGGTTGGCAGCGTTGATTATGCACAGCGCATCAGAATCGTTGCATTGGGCGCATTGGCTAGATTGCCAAAGGCTCTCACCGAAGGCGTTTTGAGCGATGATTTTGATGGTAATCAAATTTACACAATCTTAAAAGAAGTTTTGTTTTTGTCATGGCAAGAAGTGCCAGCGGCCTTAACATGGGCAACCTATGATCCAACTACTCAATGGCAGGATGCCGAAAATAGCGGATTGGGTGAGATTGACCAGCCGGGCAACTATGAGCTTGAAAATCGCGGTGCAGACACAATTGATGTTTATTCGCTTGTTTCAGCTTTAGCCACATCGGGCTTGGGCTAT